ACGATACTTGATTATCATTTCTGCGTCATTACGAACTGCACCATCTAAATCTAGGTACTGTCCGAAATGTCCACCGCCACCAACAACAGTAGACCCATCATCGACCTCTGGTGGGACAAATGATGGGTTTACTAGTGTACCATCTGGTTGAATGATGGAACTATCTAAATCTTTATTGTTCTTCCCGAATGAGAAACCAAATAGGTTCGGCATATCACTTCCTTCATGTTAAAATATATCAAAGACCGGCGTTGTTGACATCAATATTAGGACCATCAGTAAACGGTAGATGTGTCCAGTACTGGTACTGCCAAGTAACGGAGAACTCTGATAAGACACCTTCTGAATCATTGGAAAGATCAATTGCACTGATGTCTGATGGCCAGCAGTCTTGGAGTACCCAAGGTTGGCCAATGATTTCTCCTGCCATATTAAGTTGACGAATTTCAACAATACCAAACAGAGTGCTTGGATCTTGTTGTCCTACGTTCGATGCAAACCCTTTCATAGAGTTTGCCCACTGTTCAAAGAATCCACGGATTTGTAGATCTTGATCGTTATAAACGGTCATGGTCCACGGTTCGAATGTTCTTTCACCAATGGTCTTAAATCTAGTCCCACGGAAGGGAACTTCAATTGGTGCAATAGTAGAGGCTGGGATCTGACCAGCTCTCACAAGAACAGAAAGGTTCTGTCCGTTGTCACCGAACGGAAGAGCAGGAACATTAATTCCTGAAGCCGTTCTGTTAACGGTGATTTGGAAGAGATTACTTCTTACACCACCCTTAAGAACTTGTTTAATCTGATCGACTTTTAGTGAAGGCATTTGGGACTCCTAGTTTCTTTCTACTTTATTTATACGAGATTTTTAAAATCAAGCACCAATTTCTTCAAAGTCTACACCAGTTGGGGTAGCGATAAAGTTCAGAGTAATAAAGTTGATGGAACGAGCTGGTTTGATGTAAATGTCTGCAACAAATTCGTTTCTATCAATCACGACTGGTGTGTTGTTTGATTCGTCACAAACAACCTTGAAGTCAAAGATACCTCTTCTTGCTTGAACGTCTCTGAGGAATGGTTCGACCAAGTTGCGGAAGGACGCTCTTGTAAACTCATCGTTGAATTCGAAGAGTGAGAACTTCGCAGCAGTGGCGATTGATTTCTCAAGAATGTTGAACAGGCGACGAACATTGATTCGGTCGAATGCACTTGGTTTCGCAAGCATGGTCTTGTCACCAAACAACACTACACCTTCTGATTCGAAGGCAACGACTGGGTTTACTCCCTTAACATAGAGAGCATCGCGGTCAGCCTTGTTGGGACTGTATGCAAGCTTAATTACGTTTCGTAGTCTACCACGGTTGAAACCGGCAGGAGAGAACCAAGGTTCTGAATCCTGATCAGATGCAACCATGAGTCCGGCAATGTCACCGTTTAGTGGGACATATCGGAATACATCGTTGTATGGGTCGTAGATTAGTTTCCAACCACTATCCATAACGGCGTATGAAGATTTGGTAGTAATATCAGCGGCGTCGGAAATGATCGCCGTGGCCTGTCCTGAACTTTTTTCTACAACCGAATCTGATTGTGGTGAAAGAGTTACAATGCAATCTTTTCTGCGTTCAGCAATTCCCACAAGACTAATCTGTAGCTCCTTTTCAGCTGGACCAGAGATGAGGAATGACACATCTCTTTCTTCAGCATTGTCGAAGATAGCGTCGTACTGTTTAGTAATTTCACTGGTAGCACCGCCTTCACCACCAGTGGCAGTACCACCTGCGAGTTGTTGACCATCTCGAAGTTGTCGGCTGGCTGTTGCACCGGCCCCGTCGCCGATAGTAGGATTGAAGAATGCACCAAAGGAATTACCGGAGTTACCGTTATATACTTCGCCGATCGTCTCTCCATCACCAGTTGGTGATGATTGTTCTGTAGCCTTTGTAACTGCGATATATTCCGAAAGATTGTTAATTCGGTTGCGATAGTAGTTCGTAGATCCATCTGGAAGTTTGGCGTCTGTTGCTTTGGAAACAGCTTCGTAAATTTCTAATGGAGTGTTC